AGAACATAATGAAAAAAGAACACAAAAGCAAAACAGGCGGACTTACTCAAAAGGGTCGAGATTATTTCAAAAGAAAAGAAGGAAGCAATTTAAAAGCTCCAGTTAAGTCTGGAACTAATCCGAGACGAGTGAGCTTTGCAGCGAGGTTTGCAGGTATGGCGGGTCCAATGAAGAAAGAGAACGGAGAGCCAACGCGTTTAGCTCTTGCTTTAAAGAAGTGGGGTTTCGGTAGTAAAGAAGCAGCAAGGAACTTTGCTAATAAACATAAGAAAGCTTGAATGTTGGTTTTTTTGTTAGAGAAGACAGAGTCTCGCGCGTGTGTTATGGAGATCGAACAAAACAAGAACACACAACCAGGACACAAAGAGAACAAGAAAGACTATATAAATAAAAGATTGGCGCGGGTATTGTATCTGAGATACAACTAATAGCATGTAAAAATGCAACAATGTGTTGCAAAAATGACACTATGCACCCAAAACTGGTCGCAGGTCGCAATATATATATATCCCGACTTGTTAACACAGACACACAGAGACAAAGACTATGGCACAGAAAAAACCTAAGATAAAAGACCCGCTAACAACACTTGCTTTTGTTGACAAAGAAACTAATAGTTTAGTTATACATGTACATGGTTTTGAAGACTCTGATGTTGCTGAAGCTTTTGCAAGTTACATGCTAACTAAATCTGGCATGAGCTATAAAACAACAAGTAGTTTATTCGACACCATACCAACCATACACTAATGCACATAGAATTATATACACCTAGACCTCAACAACAAGAACTTCACGACTTGCTAGACCAACATAGGTTTGCTGTTCTTAACTGCCACCGAAGATTTGGTAAGACAGTTTGTATATTAAATCATTTAATCAAAGCCGCGCTAATTCACCCTTTGCCAAACCCAAGGTTCGCATACGTGGCTCCGACTTATAAGCAAGCTAAATCCATCGCATGGGACTATATTAAACAATTTACTGCTAAGATACCTGGCACTAAGTACAATGAGACAGAATTAAGATGCGACCTACCTAATGGTTCTCGTATAACATTATTATCTTCTGAAAATGCAGAAAGTATAAGGGGTATATTCCTGGACGGGGTGTGTATCGATGAGACAGCACAAGTGGACCCTAAACTTTGGAATGAAATTTTAAGACCTGCACTATCAGATCGTAAGGGTTTCTGTTATTTCATAGGTACTCCCGCTGGGATGCAGAATTTTTTTTACGAAATATATCAGCATGCTATGAAAGATGAGAAGTGGTTAGCTTATACAGCTCCAGTATCTAAAACTAAAATTATAGATCAAGAAGAACTAGATGCAGCACTAGCTCAAATGGGTGAAGCTAAATATAAACAAGAATTTGAGTGTGATTGGATTGCCAACATCGAGGGTTCCATCTATGGCAATCTGGTCAAGCAAGCGGAAGACAAGGATAGAATTACATCTATTGAATACGACCCTGCGCTCCCAGTTAATACAGTTTGGGATATAGGGGTTGGAGACTCAACAGCTATCATATTTTATCAATTACTGGGTAACACAGTTAGGATAATAGACTACTACGAAAACAATCGAGAAGGTCTACCGCACTATGTAAACATCATAAAACAGAAAGATTATATCTACGAGCATCATTATGCACCGCACGATATTGAAGTTACTGAATTTAGTATTGGTAAAACCAGGCGCGATGTTGCTTATCAACTAGGTATAAATTTTAGAATTTTACCTAAACTACCTTTAGAAGACGGTATTCATGCTGCTAAAATGATCTTTCCTAGATGTTATTTTAACCTGGAGAACTGCCGACCTTTGATAGATGCACTAAGGCATTATCATAGAAAGTATAACGAGAAGATGAGAATGTTCTCTAACAAGCCAATCCACGACTGGTCGAGTCATGCGTGCGATAGCTTTAGATATATGGCAATTGCAATTGATGAGTTGCCAAATCAAGAAAATTTGAATAAAAGATTTCCTAATGCTATATCAGAATATAAAATTTTATAAGGATTAAATTATGGGATTTATAAGACCTAAAATGCCTGCACCGCCGCCGCCACCACCGCCAGCTCCAGAGCCGCCAAGCTTTGAAGATGAGGAGAGAGAAAAGGAAGCTCAAGAAAAAATGGAAAAAATGATGCGTGCTAGAAAAGGACGAAAGTCAACTATCCTTACAGGTCCTGGTGGTCTAGCAGAAGATGAAGAAGCAATTAAGAAAAAAGTTTTATTAGGAGAATAAATGGCAAGACGATCATACTCAGCAAGTTCATATAGTAGTGGTAGCAAAAAATCATCCTCTACAAAATCTTCTACTAAATCATCAACACCTTCTGGTGGAGGTAGACAAAGTTACAGTGCAAGTTCTTATACAAGTTCTAATGTATCTGGCGCTGCTGTAAAAAAAGCTAGAGATAGTTTTCAAAAATCTGTTGGAGAAAGTAAATTACAAAATTATCAAGTACCTAAATCTAATATACCAGGAATGTTTGGTGCTGTATTAAATTTATTTCAAGGTGCAAGACAAAAATCTTTTGAAGTTAATAGAGATTATTTTTTACAAAACGTAGCAGGTAAACGTGGTTATGGAACTACGTTTGATGAATACAAAAGATATATAACAGGACGTTCTGAAGGAAAATTAGATGCAATGGGAAGACCAATACAATCTACTGGCGGTGATAGAAGAACTATAACACAAGTACAAAAACAAGCGGTTGCTCAAGCACCTGCTGGACCTACAACTTCAGAAACAAGTTTAGCAACTTCAGCTTATGATACTGAAAGAACTGCAGCTCAAGACACAATACTTACAAAAAGAAAAGGTCGAAAACAAACGATACTTACAGACGCACAAGGATTAGGTGGTAGCACAGAAGTATCTAAAAAAAAATTATTAGGGTAGGAGGAACAAATGCAAATTACACCTAAAGCTAAAATGATATTAGAGAGATATGCTTCTTTAAGAACTGAAAGACAAAACTGGGAAAGTCATTGGCAGGATGTTGCAGATTATATGCTACCTAGAAAAGCAGATATTACCAAGAACAGAAGTAAAGGTGATAAGAGACACGAATTAATTTTTGATGGTACAGCAACACATGCGTTAGAATTATTAGCTGCATCATTACATGGTATGTTAACCAATACAGTATCTCCATGGTTTTATTTAAAATATAAAAATGATGAATTAAACCAGGAAGACGAAGCGATGGAATGGTTGGAAGATTGTACAAGAGTTCTGAACCAGGCTTTTAATAGAAGTAATTTTCAACAAGAAATTTTTGAATTGTACCATGATCTAATTGCATTTGGTACTGCAGCTCTGTTTATATCAGAAGATGATGAGAACGAAATCAGATTTAAAAATATTCATATTTCTGAAATTTATATTACAGAAAACGAAAAAGGTAATGTTGATAGCTTAACTCGTAAATTTAAAATGAAAGCTAAAAACATTTACAATGCTTTTCCAGGTGTAGAACTACCAGAAGAATTAACTAAAAAATTTAACAAAGCTCCGCATGAAAGTGTAAATATTATTCATAGTGTTTATCCATCACAAGAATATGGAAATAAAAAATTTGTATCTTGCTATGTTCATGAAGACTCTGGTTTCTTATTATCTGAAAAAGGTTTCAATGATTTTCCGTATGCTGTTCCTAGATACTTAAAATCTTCTAATGAAATTTATGGTAGAAGTCCTGCAATGAACGCGTTGCCAGACGTTAAGATGTTAAACTTAATGTCTAAAACTTCTATTAAAGCTGCACAAAAACAAATTGACCCACCGTTAATGGTACCAGATGACGGGTTCATGATGCCTATTAGAACGGTGCCTGGAGGATTAAATTACTATAGAGCAGGAACCAGGGAAAGAATTGAACCATTAAATATTGGTGCAAACAATCCTGTTGGTATTCAAATGGAAGAACAAAGACGTGATGCGATTAGACAAAACTTTTTTGTTGACCAACTAATATCTGTTCAAGGACCACAGATGACAGCTACTGAAGTTATTCAAAGAAACGAAGAAAAAATGAGAATACTTGGTCCCGTGCTTGGTAGACTACAATCTGAATTATTACAGCCATTAATCACACGATGTTTCAATATATTACTTAGAAATAATAAATTTAAACAAGTTCCAGATTTCATTGGTAATCAAAACATAGAAATAGAATACGTATCACCACTTGCTAAAGCTCAAAAAACTGGTGAGTTAAATGCTTTGATGAGAGGTATAGAAATTATGGGTAGTTTACAGAATGTTGCTCCTGTATTTGATTATTTAGATACAGATAATTTGGTTAATCATATTAAAGATGTTTTAGGTATTCCTGCAAAAGTTTTAAAATCAAAAGCAGAAGTACAACAGATTAGACAAGAACAACAAAATCAAATGGCACAACAACAGCAAATGCAGCAAGATATGCAGCAAGCTGAGATAGCACAAAAGGCTGCACCGTTGGCAAAGGTATTAGGTGAATAAAAAAGATATAGTTGAACTTACCAAAACATACCAAAGAGTTTTTAAGTCTGAAGACGGACAAACTGTTTTAGAAGACTTAGAAAAAAGATGTAACGTGCATAACACATCATTTTCAAATGACCCGCACGAAACATCATTTAGAGAAGGACAAAGACAAGTTGTTCTTTTTCTTAAATCAATCATAAACAAAAACCCTAAAGGAGAATAACATGAGTAGCGAAAACCAGGTAGCGGAACCGCAAGTTGCGTCTGATAATAAAGTTACAGAGTTAAACAACACACCACCAATTCAAGAACAAATTGCAAACTGGAAAGATAGTTTACCAGATGATTTAAAAGCTGAGAAAGCTTTAGAGTCTATTCAAGATGTTTCTGGATTAGCAAAATCATATATTCATGCACAGAAAATGATTGGTTCAGATAAAATTCCTGTACCAAACAAATATGCAACTGATGAAGATTGGCAAGCTGTCTATGATAAACTAGGCAGACCTAAAAGTGCAGATGAATATAAATTTGATTTAAAAGAAAATTCAAACATTGATGAAAATGCTTTGAAAGGTTTTAGAGAAGCAGCACATAAAAACGGTTTACTTCCTAAACAAGCAGAAGCAATTATGAATTTTTATAATGATATGACACAAAATTATATCGAAGATTTAAATTCAAAATCAGAACAAGGTCGTATGAACGCAGAACAATCTTTGAAAAAAGAATGGGGTCCTGCGTATGACAACAAAATACAACATGCACATACAGTTGCTAATAAATATTTGAATGAAGATTTTGCACATCTAACATTATCAGATGGAACCAAAATCGGAGATCATCCAGAGTTTATTAAAGCTTTTGCTAATATTGCTAACGATTTAGGCGAAGATCAACTGGTTCAAGCTCAAGGAGCGCAATATATGACTCCTAATGAGATTGATAAACAGATCGCATCCTTACAACAAAAAGGCTCTGCGTACTGGGATAAGAACCATCCAGGTCATGAGTTAGCTGTTCAAGAAGTACAAGATTTACTTGCTTTAAAATTAAATTCAAAGTAGTAAATTAAGTATAACGGATAATCGTAAGACCCGTTTGCCAGTTGGAAAGACAACGAACCGAGAGGTTTAAAATCTAGGACGACCCGTAAGGACAATCAACCGATAGTTTAACATTAACACATAGAAGGAGACAATTATGTCAACTCAAATAACTACAGCATTTGTAGAACAATATTCTTCAAATGTTACTATGCTTGCTCAACAAATGGGGAGTAAGTTAAGAAGTGCTGTTGATGTCGAAACGGTTAGAGGAAAAAATGCTTTCTTCGACCAAATCGGTGCTACAGCAGCTGTTGCTAGAACTACAAGGCACGGCTCTACACCACAAGTAGATACACCCCACTCTAGAAGACGGGTTTCACTTGCGGATTACGAGTGGGCTGACTTGATAGACGACCTAGACAAAGTAAGAATGCTAATTGACCCAACTTCATCTTATGCAAAAGCTGCGGCTGCTGCTATGGGTAGAAGTATGGATGATGTTATCATTACTGCTTTTGATGCAGATGCAGCTACAGGTGTTGCAGGTGGAACTACTACAGCTCTACCAGCAGGACAAAAAATTGGTGCAACTGCTAACCAAACTGATGGACTAACAGTAGCGAAACTTTTAGAAGCGAAATACATCTTAGATAATAATGATGTTGACCCTTCAATCAAAAAGTACATCGTTTGTGGTCCAAAACAAATCCAAGACTTGTTAAACACTACAGAAGTAAAAAGCTCTGACTTCAACACAGTTAAAGCTCTTGCTCAAGGTGATATTAACTCGTTTATGGGTTTCCAGTTCATCATGTCTACAAGACTATCTTTCGATGCAACTAATACAGACGATAGAAAAATCTTCGCGTTTACTGAAGATGCTGTAAAACTTGCAATTGGTTCTGACGTAAAAGCTAGAATTGATGAAAGAAATGATAAATCTTATGCTACACAAGTTTACTATTCTATGGCAATTGGTGCTACTAGAATGGAAGAAGAAAAAGTAGTTGAGATTAGATGTAACGAGTAATTGTTAGTTTAGTAGGGGGAGCAATCCCCCTGCTACAGTATGAAGAAGATTGATAAATTAAAACCTGTATTACATTTTAAAAAGGATAATTATGTATACAGATATGTTTTAGTAGATAGATTTAAAAATACTGCTAAAATACATCATGGTTTTGATGCAAAACTTGAAAGAACAGAAGCAGAGATTTTTGCATTAGAAACTGATAGGAAGATTAGACGGAAGTATATAATTAAGGAGAACAAACAAAATGGCTAGTGTAGTAGAAATTTGTAACTCAGCACTCAATCAATTAGGTGCTTCAACTATTTTATCTCTTACAGAAAATTCTAAAAATGGCAGATTATGTAACGCAAGGTATGACACAGTTAAAGATAGTGTTTTACGTGCGCATCCATGGAACTCAGCAATTAAAAGACAATCACTAGCTGCTGATACTACTACACCCGACTGGGGATTTACAAAACAATATACCTTACCTTCAGATTGTTTAAGAGTTTTAGCAATCCAAAACTACGATAGTAATTATAAAATAGAAGGTAGAAAAATTTTAACGAATGATGATACCGTAAAAATAGTTTACGTAGCAAGAATTACTGACCCTAATGAAATGGATGTTTTATTAAGAGAAAGTATTTCTGCAGCTCTTGCTGCTGATATTGCTTATGCGGTAACTGCTAATGCAACATTACAACAAAGAATGGCAGAAAAATATCAATTAAAATTATCTGAAGCTAGACACGCAGATGCTGGCGAAGGTTACAATACAGATGCAACTTTAGGACCAACAGACAATATATCTTCAGAAGATTTTATAAACAGTAGGTTATAATGGCTAAGACTCTTGTTTCCGTACCTAGCTTTACTGCAGGACAATTATCGCCTCGTATGGAAGGCAGGACTGATTTTCAAAAATACTTTTCTTCTGGAAAAAAAATAAATAATTTTGTTGTTCAACCACATGGTCCAGTAACTAGAAGACCTGGTACGCATTTTGTTGCAGAAGTAAAAGATAGCTCTAAATCAACAAGACTTATTCCTTTTTCTTTTTCAACTACACAAACTTACATATTAGAATTTGGCGATCAATATATTCGTTTTTATAAAGATGAAGGTCAAATAGTATCTGGTGGTTCAGCATACGAAATATCATCACCTTATTTAGAAGCAGAATTATTTGATATTAATTTTGCACAATCTGCTGACGTGATGTACTTATGTCATCCCAACCATGCTGTTAGAAAATTATCTCGTACAGGTCATACTGCCTGGACACTAACTACAGTTGATTTTTTAAATGGTCCCTTCCAAGAACATAATACTACATCTACAACTATGACAAGTTCACATACTGCAGAAGGTGCTTCAACTGTATTAACATTATCATCAACAACTGGTGTTAACTCTGACCAAGGTTTTTTATCAACGGATGTAGGAAGATTAGTTCATATCAAAGATGGTCATGTTAAAATTACAGGATATACTTCATCAACTTCTGTAAGTGGAACTGTAGTATCAGCTATATCTTCTGGTTCCGCAACAGATGATTTTGCAATGGGTTCATTTTCTGACACCACAGGTCATCCAAGATGCGTAACCTTCTTTGAACAACGATTAGTATTTGCTGGTACAACTAACCAACCACAAACTTTATTTTTTTCTAAATCGGGTGATTATGAAAACATGGATGATAATTACCATGGAGCTACAACCGATGCTTCAGCAATGATTTATACAATTGCATCAAACCAGGTAAATGCAATTACATCAATCAAAGCTACAAGAACTTTAATTGTAATGACAACAGGAGGGGAGTTTACTGTAACGTCTGGAGGAACTTCTGCACCTGTAACACCAACAAACCTAAACATTAGAAAACAATCTAACTATGGCTCTGCAGGAGTAGATGGAATTTCAATTGGTAACTCAACTTTATTTTTACAAAGAGCTAAAAGAAAAATTAGAGAACTAGCTTATAACTTTGATACAGATGGTTACATTGCACCAGACCTTACCATACTTTCTGAAAATATAAGTTTAACTGGAATTGTACAAATGGATTACCAACAAGAACCTTTTAGTATTGTTTGGTGTGTAAGAACAGATGGTAAATTAATTGGTATGACTTACAACAGATTGCAAGACGTAGTAGCCTGGCACGAACATGACTTTGGCGGCATTGATGCAAAATGTAAATCAGTTGCAGTTATTGATGTTGATACAGACGAAGATCAAGTTTGGGTTATAGTTGAAAGAACAATTAATGGTTCAACTAAAAAATATGTTGAATACTTAACACCTTATGATTTTAGTTCTGATTTAGAAGAAATACATTTTGTTGATAGTGGATTAACCTATTCTGGTTCTTCTACAACTACACTATCTGGATTAAGTCATTTAGAAGGCGAAACAGTTAAAATTATAATTAATGGTGCAACACATCCAGATAAGGTAGTAACCAGCGGTGCTGTAACTTTAGATTATGCTACAACTGATGCAGTAGTTGGTTTAGGTTATGACTCTATTCTACAAACAATGAGAATAGATGAAGGTACTGGTGTTACTGACCAAACCAAAACAAAAAGAATTTATGATGTTTCAGTTAGATTTTTTGAAACTGTAGGTGCTAAAGTAGGACCCTCTGAAAGTAGTTTAGATATAATTCCATTTAGAGATAGTTCTGCTGCAATGACCGCACCCGTGCCTTTGTTTACAGGTGATAAATCTACAGAGTTTCCAAGCGATTATGGTACTGATGGTTTTGTTGTTGTAAAACAAGATCAACCATTACCTATGACTATCTTAGCAATTTACGCAAGATTGGAGTTATACGACACTTAATGGATATAATTCCTTTTAAGTCATCGCACGCAGAATTTATATTAAGCCAACAGCTTAATGCCGAAGAACTTTATTTAAAACCAGAGCATAGAAAATATGCTCAGTATTTAGAGAGAGTTGGGATGTCGTTTACAGCGCTTATGAATAATAAGCCAATAGCGGCAGGCGGCATTTATATGCTGTGGGATGGTGTAGCCGAAGGGTGGGTAATGGCTACTAAAGATGTATGGAAATGTAGAGTATCTATGGCTAAAAATTTTAAACAAAAATTTGATATACTTGTTGAAACTACTAAAGTAAAAAGAATACAAACTAACGTAAAAGCAAATTTTAAATTAGGTCATAGATTTGCTGAGTGGTTAGGATTTGAAAAAGAAGGATTAATGAAGTATTACGGACCAGATGGTTCAGATTATTTTAGATATGCGAGGATAATAGTATGAGTTTTTTTGGTGATTTATTAGCTGGTGATGCAGCAGCAAAAGCTTCTAATTATAATGCAGGTCTTTTAGAAAGAGATGCACAACTAACAGAAAGACAAGCTGAACAAGGTTATAAAGTATTTCAACAATACGACTTACCAAAATTTGATTATTTTGCAGAAAAACAAAAAGGTGCGTTAGAAACTTCTTTTGCAGGAGCAGGTGTAGAGTTCTCTGGTTCAGCATATTCTTTAGCATTAGAAAATCAAATCATGATTGATACTGATAGAGATATGATGAAATACAATGCAGAGGTTGCTAAAGATCAAGGATTGAATGATGCTATTATGCAAAGAGCAGAAGCTAACGTAGAAAGATACAGAGGTAGAGTTGCAAAAACTGCAAGTTACTTCAAAGCTGCATCGAGTCTTTTAACTGACGCATCAACAGTAGGAGTAATCTAGTATGGCTATTAAAATTTATGAAACACAAGTTAGACCTACAACTGAACTAGCTGAACGACCTACAACTCCTGGAATGAGAATTAGCCAGGCGACAGCTGCACAAATAGGAACTGCTATTAAAGGTGCAGCACAAACAGCTACCAAACTATACGCAGAAATAGAAACAAGAAAATCAGAAAACGAAGTTTTAGAAAGAACTAGAGAATTATTAGAAGGTAATGAAAACTTTGAAGGTTTATCTATGGCAGTAGAAAAAGCTTCTATGATGGCAGACCCAGATGAAGCAGTTAACTATTATACTTTAGCATTAGAGAAAGCTAAAATAAATGTTGGTTCTAATTTTAAACATAGATTTTCAAAAAAATTATTTGACTCATATTTAAAAAAACAAGAAATTAAAGATGGTATTGTTGTTAGAAAAAACTCTAACGCAAGGTTTATTGAAAAATCACAAGCACTAGAATTAGAAAATATTGAAAAATTAAAAAAAGATGTTGTCTACGGTGAGACACAAGAAATAAAAGATTTAGCCTTAAATGATTTAAATAATATTTTAAATTCATCAAAGTTTGAAAATTTATTTGGTCCTAAATCTGTAGGAGTTAAACAAGGTGCTTTTGAAGATATGGCATTTTACCAGGCTAAAAGAGAAATAGATGTAAACCCAGAACAAGGGTTAGCTAATGCTAAAAAAAATAAATTAATTAATTTAGATAATTATGAAAAACTAAAAGCTTACGCAGGTAAGAATAGAGAAACTACAAATGAAACAGCTAAAGAAACTTTGAAAGTTATGGAAGGTCAACTAAGTGATTTTAGTATTCCAGATATTGCAACACTAGAAACTATTATAAATAATGCAGTAGCTGTTGGTGATGATGCAACTATACAAAGAGCTAATAAAATTTTAGTTCAAGGACAAGTATTATCTGAATTAAAAACTATGAACTATCAAGAATTACAACAAGCAAATAGTGCAGCATACAGATTAAAAGAAGGTGCAACTCCAGAAACTGTTTTAAGATCAGAAGTAATTAGAGATTTTTATAATGAAATATCATCCAATCTAAAAAAGGACCCATTAACAACAGCTAGAAATATTGGTGTGTTTAATAACATTGGTTCTTTACCAATTACAGATTTATTAAACAATCCAGATAGATTTGATGAAGTGTCTAATTCAATAAGCGAAAGAATAATCCAGGCAAAAGCGGTATCATCTTTTTATGGTATACAAACTAAATTTTTTACTGAAGATGAAAAAGCGCAGTTAGTAGATTTTTTTGATAACAATAGAAATAAAAATCAATTAGTTAGAGTTTTAGCAACTATTAATAAAACATTTGGTAAAGATGCAGGACGTGTATTTTCTGAAATAGCACCAAAAAATAAATTCTTTGCTTACATTGGTGGACTTGCAAATCAAACAGGAGTATTTGGAGAAGGTTTTAAAAAAGCTGTATCTGGTTATGATATTGTAAAAAATAAAAAAATAGACCCAGGTATTAAAAAATCTGAAAGCACATATAAAAAAAATGTTGCAGAATTTAGAGAGGCTTTTCCAAATAATCCAGAAACCTATGATGCAATTATTGAAGCAGCTGAATATATTTATGCTTATGAAATGTACATTAAAGGTGAAACAGATGTTACTTTTAAACCTAAAATTTTTAAAGAAGCTATACAGTTAGCTGCAGGTAAAAATGGAAATTATGGTGGTATTGATGAATATAACAATACATTTATTTCTATTCCATCTTGGATGAAACAAGGTCAATTTTCAGATGTAGTAGATCAATTAAAAGATAATCCAGAATTATTTAAACAAGCACTAGGTAATCAAGAAGGTGTTTCTGCATCAAGAGATGGTGCTGCTAAAGCAATTGATATATTTAAAAACAATCCTAATCCTGCTTTTGTTGCAGTAGGTAATGGAAGATACATGATTTCTATGACAGACCATCCATTTAAAGGTAATCCTAGATATGTCATGACAAAAAACTTTGATATTTTTAAAGGAACACAAGTACCATTAATCTTAGATTTAAATTTAATTAAATCAAAAATACAGGAGTAATCTATGTCTTTTTTCTTAGATGAAGACAAAGCGACTATAGTTGGTCCAGATGAATACGCAACTGGTAACAAAACTAACTATAATGAAAACTTAGCTGCTGCCTGGAATTACGTAAAACAAACTCAATTATCTACTTCAGAACAATTTAATTTAATGAATAAATATTCAGAAGTAATAGATATTGCAGCTTCATTAGGTCATACTGATTTAGATAATCCATTTATAGAAGAAACAAATCCTTACAATATGGGTGAGATAGACCCTATCCTGGACAGACAAAAATTTGCAGCACAAGAAAACGAAACATTATTAAAACCAAATCAAGATACAAGATTGTTACAGTTTCATGAGATATTAGAAAAAAAACAAAATGAAGATATTAATTTAAAAAAAGCTTTAGCTGAAAAAGGTTTAGATAGTCAAATATCAATACAAAAACAAATAGGTATTGATGCACAAGAAGCTTTTAAAAAATTTTCTGATATTAATAGTAGAGCTTCTGGTTATGGTAAAGTAGGTGGTTATGTTGGTCAAGCAGGTGTAATTGCAGACCCAATACTACTTGCAACTTTACCAATTGGTTTTGCATACTCAGTACCTAAAAACTTTTTTGCAGCTGCAGGTAAGATTGCTATGATTGAAAGTATTTTAGCAGGTACAGCAGAAACTGCTATTCAATATGGTTATGTTAGTGAGTATAGAAAAGAACTAGGTTTTGAAGATCAAGATGTACAAATCTTAGGTTTAACTCTTTCACCAGAACAAGCTAGAATTGGAGCTGCTACATTAGGAGCTGCAATTGGTGGTCCTGCACTACTTGGTTTCTTTAAAGGTCTTGGTAAAGGTTTTGATTTAACAGGTGATGGTTTAAAAATTATTAGAGATAAATTAGATGAGCTACCGACTCATAGAATAAAAAGAATGTACAATGAAGTAATTTCAAAAAATCCTAAATTAAAATCAGAAGCTGCTGAAGTAACATCTAAAACAAATTTATTAGATGACGATAATCCATTTAAAGACACACCTGCAAATAATAAAGAATTTAATGAACGATCTGATGAAATGGCAGATGTTATATTAAGAGATAAAAAACCAAACAAAATCCTTGAACAACCAACCGCAGAAATAGATTTAAAATTATTAGATATTTATAAAAGTACAGTACGAACATTAGACCCAGATGAAATAGAATTTAGACCTGGTGAGTTTCAATATAAAACTGATGGTGATGTATTTGGTGTAACAGAAAAATTAAAACAAGTACAAGTTTGGGACCAACCTTCTGCTGGTACCTTATTAATTTATGAATTTGCAGATGGTACAAAAGCTGTAGTTGATGGACACCAAAGATTAGGTTTAGCAAAAAGATTAAAAGGTCAAGGTCAAGATGTAAAAATTATAGCTCACGTATTTAAAGAAGTAGACGATATACCTAAAGAAATGATGTTAGTTAAAGGTATGTTAATTAATCTTAGAAATAATACAGGAACTGCTGTAGATGCAGCTAGAGTATTAAGAACTGCAGGTAAATTAGATTGGGAAAAAATAAAACAAACATTACCATTAAAACAAAAATTAGTTAGAAATGCAGATGGTTTGTCTAGATTGTCTGATGATGCTTGGGGATTATTTTTAAATAAAAGAATAGATGAAGATTTAGCTGCAAGAATAGGTTTAAAAATAGAAAATAAAGCTATTCATAATAAATTATTAGCAGCATTATCAACACGTAAATTTACATCTTTACAAGAAATAGATACAGTATTAGAGCAAATCAAAAGAACACCTACAGTAAAAGCTGAACAAGAAACATTATTTGGTAAAGAATTTTTTGAGGAAACATTAATATTTGAGAAAACTGCACTTATAAAATATGTATCTCAAAACTCTAAAAAATTAAAAGATGTATTTAAAACTGTACTTGCTAATGAAAAAGATTTATCTTCTGCGGGTAATGTTTTAAATAAATCAGAAAACTTACAAAGAGGAATTGATAATGAAAAAATCTACGAAAGACTTAGCGCAGTTGCAACCCAAACAGGAAGACTCTCCGATGCCTTCAACAACGCAGCAGGTATCTTCAAACAGGGTAACAAGCAAGAAGCTAGAAGGCTCGCTGAAGAAGCTGTCAGACGAGCAGTTGCAGAAGGCGATTTTGATAGGTTCTCAACTGGGGGACTTCAGCGAACTAATGAAGTTGAAACTGCGGCATCATCAATATCTAAAGAACCGCCAATTGAAAAAGTCGACCTCACAGAAGACTTAAAACATAAAGACGTTAAAGAAAATCCAGAAGTTGTTGAACAACAAATAGATGATTTAAATAATAATTTATTTGGTGAAGACTTGCCACAAACAGGACCTAGAACAGTTATAGATTTACAAGAAGAAAAATTAATTGATGAAATTAAAAATGCAGACGCAACAGTAGCTAATGCAAATAAATTTTTAGATCATCCTTTGGTTAAAAGAAAATTTGAAGAAAATTCTAAATTTATAAACGATACATCTACTAGACCTAACTTTGGTACACCAGAATATTTTGCAACTAGAGACTTTGGAAACTATGGAACTGGTTTAGATGAATTTATAAAAAGAGTTTATGGTACAGGTGCTGCTAAAAAAGACAGACAATTAACAATTGTTATGGGTCCAACTGCTTCTGGTAAATCAACTTTTGTAAATAAAGAGAAAGAAGCTTTGGGAGCTATTGTTGCAGATAGTGATGATATTAAAAAATTATTACCAGAATTTACAAACGGAGCTAACGCAAACGGTGTACATATAGAAAGTAGTATTATTAATTATCAAATAATGAAGTTAGCATCTAAAAATGGTGATAACATTATATATCCAACAACAGGTAGATTTTCTGAAAAATTACAAAAAGTTATTAGTAATGCAGAAAAAGAAGGATATACCGTTAAAGTTAAATTAATTACTGCAGATGTACCAGAATTACAAATGAGGAACGTAACAAGAACATTTACACAAAATAGATTAATAGATGGTAGAAAATTAATTACTGATGATATTGTCAAACAAATAGAAAACAACTATAATGCGCTCAATGAAAAATATAAAATCGGAAAAATCGACAACTCCAAAAGAAACTTCAGCGGACTTGGCATTAAGGATGGAGAACAACGAGCAGGAGTGGTTTATGAAAACAGCGGACTTGAACTTGGTGTCCGAGGCTACTCAGAAGACATTGTCTCAAGAGTCAATCCCGATGACAAAATCCCAGACCAAACAGTAATCAATACTGAAACTGGAGAGTTAGAAAATACTCAAATAACAATTAGAGAGATGTTAGAACGTGAACGTCAAGATGATACGTTCTTAAATAGATTAGGAGATTGTACATAATGAGTTACAAACAATGTTTATCTAATGGTTTAAACGAAGGTTTGGTTACTAAAGAGCAATACGATGAACAATTAGAGTTCATTGGTATGCAGGAAAAATACTATCAAGGTCAAGGTATTACACCTACTGAAGCTAGTATCAAAGCTGCTAAAGATGCTTATGATAATTTTAAAGGTCAAGCATTATTAAGAAAAAGAAGAAATCGTTTACAGTTGCAAAGACAAGTAGAGATTAGACGTAAACTTACAGAATACAGAAACGCAAAAGGTGAGCCAGATATAAACGCAGCTGCTATTGCTATTTATGCAAGAGATGATTTAGCAAAGTTTCAATCTGTTGAAAGTGCTATCCAGGAGGAGACAGCAATCGTACAAAGATATTTAGATACAGTTCTTGCTGAACTAAGAGAAAAACCTTTAGAAAAAATAGGTTTATTGTTTGGTAAAAAAAATAGAAAAAAACAAACAACTGAAACTAATTTATTAAAAGCATTATTTGGTGAAGATACAAACGATCAAATAGCTATTGAGATGGCAAAAGCTTATCGTAAAGCAAATGACTTAGTTATTGCTAGACACAATAAATACGGTGGTAACATTATTGTTAGAGCTGATTATCATTTACCACAACCGCACGATTGGGTAACGATTAGTAAGTTTGGTAAAAATGAATGGGTTAATTATATTTTTCCATTATTAAATAGATCAAAAATGATTGACTATAAAACAAGTCAACCTTTTTTAAATGATGAAAGTTTAAGATTAGCACTAGGAGATGTTTACGAAAACATTGTTGAAGGTGGATTAAATAAAACTAAAAATATTTTACAAAAAGGAAAACTATACAACAAAAGAATAGATCATAGATTTTTAGTATTTAAAGACTCAGATAGTTGGAAAGCTTATCAACAAAAATTTGGTAATAAAGAAGGTGGTTTATTAGGTTTAATTATGAAACATTTAGATAGTGTTTCAAGAGATACGGGTATGATGAAAGTATTAGGACCCGATATAGATAGAACTTTTATTGAATTAAAAAATACAGTTATGCAAGCAGGTAGAAAAGCAACTGGTGATGAACCTATTAGACCTTCTATTTTAAAAGCTACTAAAATGGATAAAGCAGAAGCTGCAGTAAAAGGTAGCTTGTTTAAAGCAGGTTTTGAAAATTTACATTTATATTTTAAAAATCAGTTAGGACAGCCTGGTAGTCCGTTCTGGGCTAGGACGTTTTCTAACCTTAGACAGGTTTTAACTTCATCTTATCTTGGTTCAGCTTCTATTGTTGCCTTAACAGATTTTAACTGGCAAAGGGTTACTAACCAATGGAATGGTTTACCTGCATTTAAATCAGCTAGAAGAACATTACAATTATACAAAGAAGGTTTATTTAAGAAGGACCCAGAGATTGCAAAGCTTGCAATACGTACAGGTTTAATTGCTGAACATTGGGTACCATACTCACAACAAGTAAATAGATTTATGTTAGAAGTTAATGGTTCAGAATTTACTCAAAGATTAGCAGATGCAACACTTACACTATCTGGACTACAAGGTCATACACAAGCAGGACGATGGGGTTTTGGTATGGAGTTCCAGGGTTATCTTGCAGACAGTATTGGTAAAACTTTTGATGAATTAGATGCTCCATTAAAAAGAGCTTTTAAAAGATATGGTATTACTTCAGACGATTGGGATGTTGCAAGAACAACTAAACTATATGATGCAGGAGAAGACTTAGCTCAATATCAAGGTAAAAATGCAAAATTCTTTGTACCCGATGAAATAAGAATGAGAACAGATATTGATGATTATATGAAAGACCAAATATCTTCTAAGTTTTTTGATATGATAAAAACAGAAACTGAATATGCAGTACCATCTTTATCTGCAAAAGGTAGAGTTGCTTTATTACAAAATGCTAGACCTGGAACTTTTGCTGGTGAATTGATTTTATCTGCTGCCATGTTTAAACAATTTCCAATTACATTGATGTTTACTCACATAGCTAGAGGTATGGCACAAGAAGGTTTAGGTAAATTTAGATATATGGGTGATTTAATTGTAACAGGAGCTTTATATGGTGCCTTTACTATGGAACTTAGAGAGATTACAAAAGGTAGAAACCCTACACCTACAAGCTACATAACTGAAAATCCTGGTGAATATTTTTTAAGAGCTTTAGTTACAGGTGGTGGACTAGGTTTATTTGGTGATTTCTTTATTGCCGATACTAATAGATATGGCAAATCTATGGCTGAGACTTTGCCTGGTCCTGCAATGGGATTTTTGTCTGATCTATTAGGAATTCCAAAAAATGCTGTATTTGATTATATCAATGGTAGAGAAACAAATGTAGCAGGAGATACATTAAACTTTTTAAAAAGAAATATGCCTGGTTCTTCTGTGTTTTATTTAAGACTATTATGGGAGCGGGTTATTATGGAAACTATACAAAGACAATTAGACCCAGACTTTGATAGTAGAAATAGTAGAATTATTAATAATTATATGCGAGATACACAGCAAGATTTTTGGTGGTCGCCAGGCGAAAGTAAACCAAGCGAATTACCTAAGAGGTTATTTAACTAACAAAATGGTTGATAATAATTATAATATTTGGCATACAAAAAACTATTATCAGCTAAAAAATAATATATAAGGATAGCATGACAATATCGACTACAATTGTAAAAAACAGTTATTCGGGTGATGGAACTACTGCAACCTTTAGTTACACTTTCAAAGTTTTAGCAGAGTCTGATTTAACAGTTATTATCAGATCAGCTCTAGGTACTGAAACTACAAAAACATTAACTACTCATTATACAATTACAGGTGTAGGAGATGCAGCTGGGGGAAGTATTACATTTACTGCTGGCAATATTCCAAGTTCTACAGAAACAGTTGTGTTACTTAGAGATACAACTCAAACACAAGCAATTGATTACATTGCTAACGACCCTTTTCCTGCAGAAACTCATGAAGAAGGATTAGACAGATCAGTTATTTTATCACAAGAAATACAAGAAGAAGTTGATAGATCAATTAAACTATCAAGAACAAATACAATGACCAACACAGAATTTACTGTGGGTCCTACAGATAGAGCAAACAAAGTATTATCATTTGATAGTTCTGGTGAACTTGCAGTTACACAAGAGCTAGGAGTATTTAAAGGAGATTGGTCTGCTAGTGAAACTTATGCTGTTAGAGATTTAGTTAAAGACACAACTAATGACAACATCTACATTTGCCAGACAGCTCATACATCCTCTGGTTCTTTACCGTTAAGTTCTAATGCTGATATTGGTAAATGGTCTTTAATTGTAGATGCTGCTTCTGCAGCAACTTCTGCAACCAATGCAGCTGCTAGCGCAACAGCCGCTGCCGCATCTGCTTCTGCTGCTGCTACCTCAGAAACCAATGCTGCTACATCCGAAACTAACGCAGCAACATCTGAGACTAACGCATCTACATCGGAAACCAACGCAGCTAGCTCCGCAACTGCTGCAGCAACGTCTGCAAGCAATGCGTCTACCTCTGAAACAAACGCAGCTACATCTGAAACCAATGCCGCAACATCGGCAACTTCTGCTGCAAGCTCTGCTACATCGGCTGCTACTCAAGCATCCAATGCCTCAACGTCTGCTACGAATGCTGCAACGTCTGAGACAAATGCTGCATCCTCTGCCACAGCTGCTGCCAGTTCAGCATCTGCTGCATCGACTTCAGCATCAAACGCAAGTACCTCAGAGACTAATGCTGCGACTTCAGCTACCAATGCAAG